ACATAACGCCATCTCACCATCATACCAGTAACCATCAACAGATTGTTCTACATACTGAGTACCATCCCAGATGAACTCAACTTTGGTATTAATCCACCGTTTATTCATCAATCTCCTCCAATACAAATTTATATTTCTTACCTGTTAATTCATTTCTGATAGACAAATAATCTTCTTCTTCTACAATTGTGTAATGACCTCTGTTATTATTTAGAATAAGGTCAGCAGTCTCAATAGCTCCAGTTACAATTAATTTATCAGCACTTTCATCCCAAACCATTTTCTTACCACTCCCATTCCCATAAAAGGTAACATCGTGACCATCTGTATTTGCCCCTACTGTTAGAGTTCCTGTCATAGCAGTACCCCCAGCAATAGGTAATTTTGTGGCTATTGAATTAGTGACTGTAGTAGAAAAATTAGCATCATCTCCAAGAGCTGCAGCTAATTCATTTAATGTATTTAGAGTAGCGGGAGCTGAGTCTACGAGATTTGCTGCTGCAGTATCAGCATATGCAGTAGTAGCAATCCTAGTTGAATTGTTACCTGCACTCTGAGTGGGAGCTATGGGATTACCCGTAAAGGTAGGAGAAGCTAATGCCGCCTTAGCTCCTAATTGAGTTTGCAGAGCTGACGAAACTCCATCCAAGTACCCAACTTCAGTAGAGGTTACATCACTGACAGATACATCACCACTACCATCAGAGATCAATGCTCTACCGACAGTAAGATTAGCCATTTTACTAAAAACAAGTGCTGCACTTGCAGAAACATCAGCATTTAAAATAGAAAGATCTTCTATTTCAGTTGTTCCTACAACTCCAGTACCAATCTCTAGTGCCTGGTCGGCTGGGGCATTACCTATGTAAGCCATTATGCAATCTCCATTATGGAGACGATTATATCAACTGCACTCCCTGCACTTGCCTTTGCTTGAATTTTATCGGTTGTCTGTAAAACTAATTTATTGCCACTCATCACTTCAAGAGTACCTCCCGCTGGTATTGGTAATCCATATCCGAGATATGAATCTGCATTAGTTTCTCCACTATGAGATGTATCAGTCACTATCAAAATATCTGCCGTTTTAGATGCATTTGATTTATTTGATAATGAGATGCCAAGTACTATTGTAGTTGTACTTGCATCAACCTCATAGACATCAGCCAAAGTTGTAGTCAAGCTAGCTTTTGTTTTTAATCTAAATGTATTTGCCATTCTTTACCCCAATGCTATTGCCAAAGCTGTTGCGTCATCAGTAGTAGCAGACGCTGTCGAATCTGCATAATACTTTATGTTATTACTGGAATCTTTAAAGTATAATCTACCAGAAACAGTATTAATAGCGAGTTCACCAGTATCTAGATCACCAGTAACAGCCGCTGTATTATCCGATGTTCTATTTTTGATAATAATTTTATTCGCCATTAAAAAGTGCCTCCGTCAAGTACCGCCCCATTCACCGCACTACATTCGATTGGTGCAAGTGAGTACGATGCGTGACCCGTATCAATTAGACTTGAGGTTGTTCCTGGCGCTTCTTTGGAATATTCTTGATAAAATGTAATGGCATCGGTGTACGTTGAACCCCCAGCAGAAAAAGAGCCATCTTGATTTCTGAACCAACCTGAGTATCTTGTAGTTGAACCATCATTATATTTTCCATACATCCCAAAATCTACACTATCCGCTGAATCATTACCTTTGGCGAGTTCTATCATGACATCTTCCGTACTGACGGTGCTACTATCAATAGTGGTAGTTGTCCCTGATACGGTAAGGTTGCCTCCGATAGTTACATCGTTAGGCAATCCAATCGTAACTACTCCACCAGATTGAACTACCGTAGTTTCATTGCTAACGGCTGTGAAAGTTAATGTACTCCCCAAAGAAACATTACTTGAGGTCGAACCATCCGTTACTGCGATAGAACTATTGTCTAACTGTGAATTAGATAAACTACCAATTGAAACTGCTCCTGCACCTGATACGCTAAAGTCTCCTGAAGCAAAGGATGCCGAACCTACATTACTTGTTGTTGCCAATTCTCCAGCAACAGTGATTGTCTGTCCACTATGAGTAACATCAATTCCTGCACCACCAGCAAAAGTCAATGCCTGAGAATCAAGATCAACTGCGCTATTTCCTGCGGTGTCGGTTGTAAAGTCTAAGTCCTGAGCCGTTACCTGAGCATCAATATATGTTTTGATTGCTTTAGCTGAAGCCACCGTGTCATCACTTGACGATACAGCAGAAATGTCAGTATCAAGCACCCCTGATTTAAGATCAGCGACATCAATATTTGATATTGAATTACCAGTTCCCTCTACATCGAAGGTCTTGTTTGTTAATGTTAATGTATCAGAAGCAATATTCGCATCCTGATCATCAACATATTTTTTGATTGATTGCTGAGTCACAAGTTTGGTTGCTGAGTTTGAACCCATTGCATCCTCATCGAGAATTGCTGCCCCTACCCATTCAAAGTTCCCTGCACTTGTACCGCTTGCAACATAGAGTTTGTTGTCAGAAGTACCCCAAACTGGCTCACCTATACTGGCAGGTGTAAGCGAACTGACGTTTGTGTCAGCACCTCGTTTTATTATGATTTTGTTTGCCATTAGAAAGTTCCTCCGTCTATGGTTTTGTTATCAAGAGAAGAAGTGCTGGAATTTGTTGATATATCCGTTGAGGCACTTCCTCCTACTGTTTGTCCATCAAGTTGATTAATCTCTGTCGCTGAAGCCGTCAATAAAGTACTTTGGAGCTTTAGCCCTTTGTTAATCCCATTATGGGTTGAAATATTTAAATTATTTGTACCGACTTGCACGGCAGCTTCAGTTCCATCTCCATCAAGAAGCACAGTTTCCGATGATCCAAAACCACCATTTACGTGAGTTAGTTGCCTAAAAGTTGAAGATATTGTTTGTCCTACTAAAGTTGTTGCCATAATTACCTCATATAATTGCGTATGGTGCCTGGTCCATTACTCTTCTCATCCCACCAAATCTGTTTTTCTGATATTGATAGACCAATCTTTTAAATTCATTCATGTGAAAATTTCTTTTATCGTAATTCGCTTCATTCTCTGCAAATCTTGCTTTTACATATTCTACAGCAGCGATTGCCAATTCCTCTGAAATATCAAGATCATCATCTTCGCTATCAGGAATACTTGGCAAAGCAGAATATTCAAGCATCAATCCATTCGTTATAAGAGCAGATGGACTTTTATATTCCCCACTAGTAGTGTCTTTCTCGATAATTGCAAGATTTCCACCCCTAAGATAATATTTGAAATCAATAGCCATTATGTTAAGTCCTCATCTACACTCTCAGTTTCAAGAACCCTGGCTATTTTTACATATTCAGTCTCATCGCCATCATATATCATTACATTTTTCAATGAAATAAAATTAGCTGGAAATGAATAAAATCTTTGATCCTTTATAACATCAGCTTTAGACGAAACAACATTATCTTCAATCATCATATTTACTTCGCGCATAGCATCTTTTAAGTATGCAATCGAATATCCCTGATTAGTTGTCCCAGCTCTTTCCATTAATTCTTTAAGAGTCATTAGTCACCCCACACATAGCTTAGATCTCCCCAGATCTGGCTACTGTTAATATTAAAATAAAGCAATTTATAGTTTTTCCAAGGGGACTCTGGCTGTGTAGTCCCAGTAGTATAACTAGTGCCTGGAACAGTTGAACCTACAGACCACGAAGTTGTAGGAACGCTCGAAGTGACACTCCATACTCCCAAAGGATCGTCTGATGAAGTAGTCGCCATTAAGTTATCGTAGCATATTCTATTTTAACTTCATCTGACCCTGAAGCAGTAAATTTAAATGTAATCCCATTAGCAGGAGTTGGAAGAACAATTGCATTTCCTTTTGCTAACGTACATATTGCAAGTTGATAGGCTCCTCCAGAGGTTGTCTTCATAGTGACTGCTATTGTTCCAGTAAATTCAGTACCATCACTTTTCAATCCTGGATGCTTAATAAATACAAGATCCATAGCTGCACCAAGAGCTAATTCTGCTACTTGTGAAGAAGTTGTTAAATAATCTGCAACTCCATCGGTTGTTCCACCATATCCAACTACAGTTGCAGCAATTCCTGAAATAGAACCGCTACCACCAAGAGTTTTGCCAATATTAGGTTCTATATAATCATGCGCTTGACTGCTTAGATCGGTTACATCACTTGCAGCATAATCTACACCAAAAGTGGTTGATTAAATTGGGGTCGCACTAACTGCGAAGTCTATTCTGTTCGCCATCTTGTTGTCTCCTTATCATGAACGGTTCAAAGCCTTTTTCATATTG